TGATGAGCTAGTGAACACAATGGCCAACTAGCGTAGGCGCCCATAGGCTGCCCACACTGGTAGGTCACATGCTCACCACTCCACGCAGTCCTAAATGTTCTTTGCGCAAGCAAAGTCCACATGGACCGTGACAGGTCAATATCCTGTAGTAACTCATGAAGCAATGCTTCTTGAATTATTGCAGGAAATCGATCTGTAAATGCTGTTAGGTCTGAACAATAAATGAAAGACTTTTGTCTTGTCATTTGTTGGGCAAACTTTCCAACATTTTGGTGTGAGTAAGTACCGTCTGATACAAGATTTCTCAGAAAATGCATTAGACCACTGTGAAGTGGTTTAAGGCATCTCTGACTATAGTAATCAATGATTGCTATAGTCCTTGTTTTCCCAGACTTGTCAGGAAACTGTACAAGTTTGGAATGAAGGTAATCTTCATTAATACCGAAGACTTCCTTCATCGGACGAGTATCACTTAGCCTATCCCCGACTGTTCGGATTGCTCTGAACAGTTTTGGATCGTTCATTACTGCCAAGGTATCCTTATCACTTTGCTTTAAAGCATGGCCATTTGGGCCATTCTTTATTGTAAAGTGATACTTTATCCTTGATAGCTTTAACGGTGTGAACCGTTTAAGCCATTCTGGGATAAAGGATATTATTGAGGATACGAGATCTATATCATAGCCACAAGGCTGTGTTATAGTGCTTATATCTTTAGATATAGGCAATCTCATATCTTCAACTGATCGGAAAACCGATAAGGTTAGTACGACCAGTCGGGTGTCCTTTGATCTTAAATTTTGCTTTGCAAAATTTATTATCTTAGGATATCCGTTAATATCGGACTTGGTCCATGGAATTGGAGTGATTGGCTGATGTAGGGCATAACGCTCTGCAACAGTGTTAAGTTCTTTTAAGAACTTAACAGCATCTGCACGTCCTCGTGTATTTACACGATTCGTGTAGATGTCCATCCACTTCCTGGTAATGGGTGACAAATCAATGTCTACAAGTTTTGCTACGGCAATGAGCCCGTAGTGAAATCTTGTATTCATTGGTTTCTCCTTAAATAAATAAAGAAATCCCAGTGCTCTCGCCACCAAATGGTGGGTGCGCTGATGGGGATACTTAGTACCGGTCTGGGTGATTTCGTCCCAGAGAC